CCGGCCGTAGCTGCACCTCTATCACCGGCCGTAGCTGCACCTCTATCACCGGCCGTAGCTGCACCTCTATAACCGGCCGTAGCTGGTTTACATTCTTCAGCATTACATCTGTTAGTGCATCTCTTTCTTGTATACTCTATTGCAGCTTTCACAATACCTGCTATACCAATCTCAGCCTTTATTTTCAAATCAGACACAGCAAGCTTTGCATCATCCGTATCATTTGACATCTTGCCAAAACCCTCTACAGAGCAAAAACGACTCTTTGCAGGAGGATAATACCCAAAAACATCAAGAGGATATTTGCAGTAGTGAAATCCTGAATAGCAAGCTTGTATTTCACCATCCTCGTGATAAGTCTTACCTTCCTCATACTTGAATCCACGACACTGCATATTTTCATCGAAACCCTTGAATCCAGGCACATGAGTAAATTCTTCCGGGATAATCACATTGGCAGGAATATCACGGCAATTAACAACTGTCGCTATATCCGACACTTCATATCCTGCAATACCGCAGCCTATCTTTGTCAGATAGAATATCAAATCAGGATGCTCGTCTGCATAGTCATAAAATCTTCCTATTGAATGTTCCAAGTCAGTAAGGTTAATGCGCTCCATGTTCTTATCAAGTGTAGGAATAGCATAAGACTGACCTTGCATTCCTTCTGCATTACCCATTTCTGCTCCAAATTTCTCTAGTGCCTGATAAGCAGCACCACCGGCATGATTTCCATTAAGATTTGAGCCGAACACAAAAACCTCATTCGACTTAAGACTTGTAATAAATTCTGGTGTGTAATTTGCCATAGCTTACTCCTTTCTGTATTTATTGATTGTATTCATTATGGTTTCAACAGGAAGTGCCACTTCTGTTGTAGTTTTATCTTCATATCCCTTTATGTATTCGTATGCTTCGGGAAATGCTTCCTTAACTTTCTTTGAATTCCTTAGAGATAGGAGAGTGTTAACTATAGAATTGTATGTCCTGCTCTTTTCATCCCTAAGTTCTTCTATCCTTTCCTGTAGCACTGACACCTTTTCTGATTCTTCTGCAGTACACGGAACACTCAATCCACCTCCGCATGAACTTACAGGTAGCCATTCTTTAATTTCCACCCTTGTAACCTGTGAACCGTTTATGATGTATACGGCCCTTGTTTGATAAAAGAATCTTGGATACTTAGTGAAAGTATCATATACCTGTTCAGGAATACCTCTTACTGCTATATCTTTCACTATATCATTAAGTATATCATGTTCATTGCTGATACGTTCAGCTATAGGTTTCACCATTTTTGTTGCAACCTGTTCAGCTATTGCTTTTGTTATGTTCATAATAAAAAAAATTAGAATTCAATTTTTTGTTGTAAATATTCATCAGCATAAAACTTATCAAAAGATTTTCCGCTTATCCACCAGTTAAAAGCCATTTCTTCGCTTTTTCTAAGAAGATTAATGGAATATTCTATTTTTTCATCTAATCTCATATAACCTGAAATATCTGTGTGCAGCGCATTCGTCATGCTCCAGCACGATTTTGTACAATTTCTTCTGCTGTTTTCTGAATTCTATATCATTGTCATACAGCCGGTGATGTTCACGGCACATAGGAACCACATTCCATTTTGCCGTATAGTATTCAGGATACATTGACCGTGGAAGAAGATGTGCCGGATCAACGGCCGGCCTTCCGCATATACAGCATCTGTCAGGAAGCTCCCTCTTTATCTTGTTCATTTCATTGTTAAGTGCTTCCTGCTTTTTGCTTACCTTCCTTATCTTTACCATTCGAAGCGGAGATTTTCTCCGCAATGGTGTTCTCTTTTCTTTCATTTTGTTCGATTTTGTTTTCTCGTATATATTCCTTCAATGCTTTTCTGTAAGTGCGTGAAGTATTATATCCCCTGTTGTTGTCAGGGAAAAGGGAAATCACGTATTCAAGGCATTCAAGTATCGCTGCACGACTCTTCCTGCTTATCATATAGAATCAAGTTGACAAGTTCATCGAAGTAACATTCATCTTTCGGTATGTCGTCAGAGGACGCGGTTATCTGATTGGCAATGCTTCTCTTTTTCTGTATGAGGTTGTATATACGATGGTCTATACTTCCCTGACCGAGTGCGTTGTATACTGTAACATTGTTTTTCTGTCCGATACGGTGGCACCGGTCCTCGCATTGTACAAGATCCGCGTAAGTCCAGGGCTGTTCAACGAAAAGTACGGTGGAAGAGGCTGTAAGAGTTATTCCAACTCCTGCCGCCTTGATGGAGCATATTATTATCTGAATCTCCGGCCTGTTCTGGAACACGTCAACGGAAGCCTGCTTCTGTATGAAATCCTGCCGTCCTGTTACCATAAACGAATCAGGGAATGCCGATTTAAGACTGTCTACGATAGAATGTGAGGAGCAGAATACGACTATTTTTCTGCCGGTAGCAATAAAGTCTTTCAGGAAATCTATTACTGGATTAACCTTGCATAATGCAACGATGCTTCTCAGCTCCATGAACTGGACGAGTGCCTTATTACGCATCTTTGCTCGTGCCTGACCTTCGCTGCACGACTTGTATGTAATAAGATACTCCTTAAGGTTTTCTTCCGCCATCTTGTAGGCTTCATAATAATCTCTCGGAGATTCCTTCTCTATGTCAATGTAGATGTCAACCCTTGTCTTGTCTGGAAGCTGTGTAAGCACGTCCTTCTTCTCACGCCTTATAAGACATGTTTCGTAGAGCTTTTTAGAAAGTTCTTCAAGGTTTTCTCCGTCACCATATCTTGCTGTGAAATAAGAATTTCCACCGAAGTCATTAAGTCGGTCCATTATGGCAAGCTGTGATATCAGGTCACGCGGTCGGTTCACTACCGGAGTACCGGTAAGTTCCATGATGTACTTTTTACCGTGAGCTATTCCGGCAATGAACTTGGACTGCTGGGCCCCTGGGCTCTTGCATCTGTGGCTTTCGTCAATGATAACAGATTTGAACAGGCTGATGAAAGGGTTGAACACTATATCTTTAAGCCTGTCACCCTTCCTGTACTTCCACACGAAAAACTTTCTCAGGCTTTCGTAATTGCAGATGCAGACGTCTGCAGTTCGCATTTGTAACAGATAACCCCATGTGGATTTTACGCTGTCGTTAAGTATAAGTGCTTCAACTCCGGCAAACTTTTCGAACTCCCTTTTCCAGTTAATCTTCAGTGAAGAAGGACAGATTACAAGGGAAGGGTAGGCACCTGCAGTATTTACGATGCCAATCGACTGGCAGGTTTTCCCCAGTCCTGGTTCATCTCCCAAGAAAAGACGTTTAAGTTCAAGTCCTTTTATAATTCCTTCCTTCTGGTATTCGTATGGTGTTATGTTGAGCTTTATAGGAATTTCCATATTTCCTTCTCTATTTGTTCGTTGTTTACGCCCTTCAGGTAGTTCTTAAGTATGTGGTTTACCGAACTTCTGTAGAACTTCTCAAATTCAGTTTCGTCCATCTTGTCGAACGCGATTGACTTAGGAATTATTACGGACTGATTGCCGTAGTGTGACACCTCGTATAGTCCAAGGTCAACCTTAAGTCGTGTGCGCAAGTCTTCTACTGAATGTACGTTAAGAGAATCTTCCAGCCATTCAGGGAAATTGTCATACGTAAGCTTAAGAAGAGCAAAAAACTTTTTATGAAACTCGTAGTTCCTTTTCTGGCCAACTTCTACAAGAACATCAGTATTCCTTTTCAGGCTCCTGAACTCCTCACGGTCGCTGTCATATTTGGGAACCAGTCCGTTTTCGGTTACTATACATAGAATCTTCATGTGACAAACAGATAGTATTTAAAGGCAAGTTCGTTGTACTTATCAAAACCACGTCTGTATACCTGATCCCCTCGTTCAATGAACTTCTTGAACACCTTGCAGTTTTTCTTGCTGATGGCATAGATGAAGTCTTTGTTC